TCGACCCGCTCGAGATCCTGCACGACCGCCGCGGAACGAAGAAGAACGCCCAGGGCGCACGCTACCTTCGCCGCGACCGCATCTATGGCGAGGAGGAGTTCGAGGAGCGTTTTCCCGAGGCCGACTTCGTCGCGGGCGGCGTCGGCGACGCCACGCAGCGCCGGCGCCATCAGGACGCCCGCAACGCCTACAAGCGCAGCGATCGCGACCAACTCGATGTCAACGATCCGTCGACGGAAGACGGCGAGTGCCTGGTGCGCGAATATCAGTGGTGGGACCTCGAGACGTATGTCGTCGCCTACGACGAGACGGTCGGCCAGCAGTTCGAGATGAGCCTCGAGCAGTACGCCAACCTGGTGGAGCAGCTCGCCCGCTATGGTGTGGCGCCGCCCGAGGCGGTGACGAGGAAGCGCCGGGTGTATTGGCGGGCGTTCAGGCGTGGCGCTGACCTCCTCGAGGTCGAGCGACTGCCAGACGACGAATTCACCTACAAGCCGATCACCGGCAAGCGCGACCGCAACAAGGGGACCTGGTACGGCATCGTGCGCGCGATGTGCGACCCGCAGCGGTGGAGCAATAAGTTTTTCGAACGGATCCTCCACATCATCAACAGCAACGCCAAGGGCGGCGTGATGCTCGAGGAGGGCGCGGTCGAGGATCCCGACGAATTTGAGGAGAACTGGGGTCGCCCGGACGGCGTGAGCTGGTTCCGGCAGGGCGCACTGACGGCCGGGAAGGTCCAGAACAAGCCGCTGGCGCCCTATCCGCAGGGCCTCGATCGCCTGATGCAGATCGCCCGCCAGGGCGTGCAGGAGGCGTCCGGCGTCAACAAGGAGATGCTCGGCCTCGCTGATCGTCAGCAGGCCGGCGTGCTTGAGTTCCAGCGCAAACAGGCCGCGTACGGCATGCTGGCGGCGTTCTTCGACAGCCTGCGCCGCTATCGCCGCCTGCAGGGCCGACTGCTGCTGAAGCACATCACGAAGTACATGAGCGACGGGCGCCTGGTGCGCGTCGTGGGCGATGGTGGGGCGCGGTACGTGCCGCTCCTGCGCAAGAACGGCGTAACGAAGTTCGACGTGATCGTCGACGACGCGCCGAGCGGACCTAACCAGAAAGAGCGCGTCTGGCAGGTCATCCAGTCGATGATGCCGATCCTCGGCGAAGCGACGCCCGACATCTGGGCCGAACTCATCATGTACACGCCGCTGCCGGCGAGCCTGGCGAGCAAGATCCAGGAGAAGCTCGCCCAGATGGGTCAGGAGCCTCCGCCGGATCCCGCACAACAGCAGCTACAGCAGGCGGGCGCGCAGGCGCAGGTGCGCAAGATGGCGGCTGATGCTGCGCACAAGGAGGCGCAGGCCTCCGGCGAGGCGGCCAAAGCCCGCGCCACGCAGATGGAGACCGAGCTGCAGGCCGGCGTCGCCGAGGCGCTTGGTCTCAGGGTTCAGTAGACGGAGAACAGCATGGCCGATCGCGAAGAGTTCAGCGCGCCGGGTGGTGACGACGGCGCGGGCGCAGCCCCGTCGCTCGACGACGTCCGGGTGGATTTCGATCCCGAGGACGATGGCGGCGCCGCCGAGGCCGAGTCCGGCGACGATGGCGACGAACCATTCGAGCGGGCGCCGAAGGATCGCAAGCCGCAAGGCGGCGACACGCGCCGCGTCGCGCTGCGCCAGGAGCGCGATCGTCGCCGCGCCGCCGAGGCCAAGGCCGCGCAGCTCGAGGCGACGTTCCAGCAGCTGGTGGCGCGCATGTCCGGGGGCGGACAGCTTGCGCCGCAGGGCCGCGTCGGCCGCGACGAGCCCGACCTCGAGGAGATCGTCGAGACGCAGCCGATTGACGCCCTGAAGCGCCTTGTGCGCACGGTGAAGGACTACGAGCGATCGGCGGCCGAGACTGAGGCGCTGGAAGCGCGCCAGCGCGAGCTGCAGCAGCGCGACCAGAATGTGCGGGCGGTGGTGACGCGCGCACTCGAAGACGACGAGGCGGACTTCGCCGAGGAGACGCCGGACTATCCGCAGGCGGCGGAGTTCTTCGTGGGCTCACGCCTCGAGGAGCTCATGGCCACGGGCCTGTCGCGCCCCGAGGCGGCGCAGGCCGTGCACTTCGAGATCCTGCAGACGACGGCGCGCCTGGCGCGTGCTGGCGGCAGCCCGGCCGAGGCGATCTACAAGCTCGCCCAGAAGCGCGGCTATCGCGCCGCGGGCACGAGCGCCAAGCAGCAGTTCGATGCGATGCGCGCAGGCCAGGCGGCTGCGAAAAGCGCCGGCGCCGGCGGCCGGTCTGGCGCTCGCGGCGGCGTGACGCTTTCAGACCTCGCCAACCTCCGGGGGGAGGCCTTCGACAGGGCCTACGCCAAACTTCAAAGGCAGATGACGGGCCGCTGATCCCGACTGCCAGCATCGCGGGCGCAAGCCTGCGCACGGGCCCTGCGACGCGCCCTCAAGCGCCGCCTTCGCGTTCCGCCGGCGATACGGGCGGGCCTTCGTGAGCCGGCGACGAGACCGACGGCGAGCCTCAACCAACCCTTCAACATACGGATGACGATCAATGGCAGTTCGTGTTTACACGGCCAACGATCCGAGCGTGGTGAAGATCTGGCGGAAGCGTCTCGCGCGAGAAGCGGTCAAGAAGACGTACTTCGCCAAGTTCATCGGCGACTCGGACAATTCGCTGGCGCAAAACCTCGGCGAGACCGCAAAGGGCTCCGGGGACCAGGTGACGGTGACGCTGCGCCTTGCGCCTCAGGGCGACGGCGTCGGCGAGAACGAGACGCAGGAAGGCAACGAAGAGAGCGTTTCGACAGTGACGGATGCGCTGCTGCTCGGCGAGCTCAGCCATGCGTTCCGGTCGAAGGTGAAGATCTCGCAGCAGAGGGTTCCGTGGAATCTCGGCGAGGCGAATGTCGACGCGCTCAGCGACTGGTGGGCGATCCGGATGGACCGGATCTTCTTCAACCAGCTTTGCTCGAACGAACTCGTCACGTCGGGGAAGCACACGGGATGGAATACCATCAACGCGGCATCGACGGGCCGGATCCTCCGCGCCGCTGGTCGAGCCAACGCGGGCGCCCTGACGTCGGCAGACGTGATGAACCTGACGTTGATCGACCAGGCGGTGGAGCTCGCAAAAACGAGCGAGCCGTTCATTCGCCCGGTGCGGATCGATGGCGACGAGATGTACGTGCTTTTCCTCGACCCGGCGCAAGTGACGTCGCTGCGGACGAACACCGCGACCGGTCAATGGCAGGACATCCAGAAGGCCGCGATGATGGGCGGCAAGGTGGCCGACAGCCCGATCTTCAAGGGCTCTCTCGGCATTTACAACAACGTCATCCTCCACGAGTGCAGTGGCGGCGGCGTTCAGGAGAAACTCTGCCAGGGCATCAACGCTGGCGCCTATGTCGTGAACACGCGCCGCGCGGTCCTCTGTGGCGCGCAGGCCCTCGTCGTTGGCTACGGCCAGGGCTACGGCCCCGAGCAGTGGGAGGTCAACGAAGAGACCTTCGACTATGGGCGCCAGATCGGCACGAACGGCCTGTGCGTGTTCGGGATGAAGGCGACCCGCTTCAACGACCGCCTCGGCACGACGCGCGACTTCGGCAAGATCGTCCTCGAGACCTTCGCTCAGCGTCAATAACGGCCTGAGCTCGGCGAATGACGGGCTGAACGCTCCCCACATAACCCCATGACCAGCCCGGCGGCCTCGCTGCCGGGCTGAGGGAATCAATCCATGACGACCGGACGTCATCTACATGAGCAGCAGACGCACTACATTCGGGCGCGCGTCCGCTTCAACACGCCAGGCATCGCAACCGGCATCCCAATCGGCAAGCTGCCAATCGGCGCCCTGATTAAGTCGGTAACCGTGTGCGTCGAAACCGTGTTTAACGCGGCGACGACCAACGTGCTCACGGTCGGTCTCTCAGACGAGTCGACGACGTTCGACGATCTCGTGAACGCCGCGGCCGTCAACGAAGGCGCGACGGGCGTGACGGTGGTCAACAACGCCACGCGCCTGGTCACGACCAGCTTCCTCGATGTGATCGCGCAGTTCACTCAGAGCGGCACGGCCGCGACGACGGGCGCCGCGACGATTGTGGTCGAGTACTTCGCAGACAACGACATCGGCACGCTCTGAGCGTGACGATCGAGCCCTGCCGGCGGCGCGCGATCCTCGCGTCGCGCGCCGTTGACGCTCCTCGCGAGACCATCTCTCAATCGCCGACGCCTGTAGCGCCGGCTCAGGAGGCCAGCATGGCCAAACAGCCGCCGACCAAAAAGCTCGGATCGTCTAAGCGCACCAAGCCGGTCAGTCCGAAGACGGTGAAAAAGTCCGTCGCCAAATCGAAGTGCTGACGTGACGACCCTCGCGACCCTCAAAGCCCGCATCGCTTCGGACCTGGCTCGCGACGATCTCACGAGCGAGATCGCCGACGCCATCTCTGATGCGATCAAGATCCTGCGCCGTCGGCGCTACTCGGGAACCGAGGGGCGTCTGACGAGCAGCACGGCTCTTGGTCAGGAGTATCTCGCGTGGCCAGCGGGCCTCATGGAGCTCGACGCGCTGACCCTTCTGCAGGGCACCACGCCTCTGCACTTGGTCGAGCGCCGACACCGCGAGATGGAGGAATGGGCTGTCCCGGCGGCATCGGCGACCGGAATTCCGACCGAGTATGCGAAGTTCGCGAACACGGTGCGATTCTACCCGATCCCGGACGCGGTTTACTCGCTCACGTGGACGGGCCTCGTCGAGGTGACGCCGGCGCTCACGACCGATCTGAGCTCGAACTACTGGACCCTTGAGGGCGAGATGCTTACGCGCCAGACGGCGAAGGCGCTGATTTGGCTCAACGTCATCCGCAACGGCGAGGAGGCCTCGGCGGCCGCAGCGACGGTGGGCCTGACGCCGGAGGATCTGATCCGCTCCGCAACCCGCAAGCGCGGCACGGGCCGCGTGCGCGTGTGGAGCAGCTGAGTGCGCTACCGCTTCGACCAGTGGGCGCCTGATCGGCCGCAGTTCGCGCAGGGCCTGCTGCGCGACGCGAAGAACGTCATTCCCGAGGCCGGCGGCTATCAGCCCATGCCGGCGCCGGTGACGCTGTCCACGGGCCTGGCGTCGCGCCCGCGGGGCCTTGTGGCGGCGCGCGGCGGCGACGGCCTGATCCGATACTTCTGCGGCGATGGAACGAAGCTGTACCGCCTGATCAACACGACCTGGGTGGATGCGAGCCGCACGACCGGCGGCGCCTATGCCGCGACCGAGACGACGCGCTGGCGCTGGACGACCTTCGGCGACCAGCTGCTCGCGACGAACTGGGACTCAGCCGTCCAGCGTAACGACATGTCGACGCTGGGGCCGTTCCGGGACCTGGGCGGCTCGCCGCCGCGGGCGCGCTACATCGCGTCCTATCTCGACTTCATCCTGCTTGGGCACACGTCCGTGAGCGCCCTCGAGGTGATCTGGTCCGGCTCGAACAACACCGAGATCTGGACGAGCGGCGTGTCTCAGAGCGACCGCCAGGTGCTGCCCGACGGTGGCTACATCAACGGGCTGGCGGTTTCCGACGCGGCCTACATCCTGCAGGAGCAATGCATTCGCCGGATGCTCTACGAGGGCGGCGGCACGGTGATGCGCTTCGACGTCGTCGAGCGCGCGCGGGGATGCGCGGAGGGTTCCTCAATCGTCCAGCAGGGCCGGATGACCTACTACCTGTCCGAGGACGGATGGCAGGCTTTCGACGGGCTGCAATCGACGCCGATCGGCCTCGAGCGCGTCGACGAGTGGTTCAAGGGGGGCAGCACGCGCGGCTACTGGTACCGGATGAGCGGCGCGATCGACCCCGTGAACAAGCTGATCGGCTGGCTGTTCGCGAGCCCGGCGAGCACGCTTGGCGCGCCGGACACGATGCTGATCTACAACTGGGGCATTGATCGCTGGGCGTATGCGAAGCTCTCGCTGGAGATCCTCACGTCCGTGCCGACGCAGGGGGTGACGCTCGAGGAACTCGACGCGCTGGCGGCGCCCTTCGGGGGTGTCGAATACTACCCGATCAGTCCGGACGATCCGGTGCTCTCCGGCGGTGCGCTGCGCATGGGTGGCGCGCTGGCCGACGGCAGCCTCGCCTACTTCACGGGTGCGGCGCTCGAGGCGACGATCGAGACCGATGACTGGCCGATCAGCGAGGGCCTGCTGGCGTTCGTGACAGGGGTGCGGCCGCTGACCGAGGCGCGCGCTTATGCCCGCATCGGCGTGCGCACGACGCCCTTCGATCCGGTTACGTGGAAGGGGGAGACGCAGGCGCACGCCAAGACGGGCCTGTGCGGCGCGCGCGCCACGGGCCGCTTCGTGCGGGCGAAAGTGCGTATTCCGGCGGGCGCGACCTGGTCGCATGCGCAGGGCGTCGAGATCGAGCTGCAGGGCGCGGGAGCGCGCTGATGGCGTCGCTGTCGGGACGACGTCAGGCGACGCTGCCGGTGATCGGCGGATCGCCGCGCGAGGTCGCGGACGCGGTGCGCCTGCTGTCGCAGGGTCGCCTGCAGACGGTGAAGGACGTGGAGCTCTCCACGGGGGCGACGACGCTCGTGGAAGACGCGCTGCTCGCCAAGGAGAGCGTGGTGCTCGTGTCGCCGACGTCGGCCTCTGCGGCTGGTCTGGCGATCTGGATTTCGGGGCAAATCGATGGCGCTTGCACACTCAACCATCCCACAGGATCCGCCGGACGAACCGTCCGTCTCGGCTGGTTCGGCTGAAGCGCCGAAGCCCGAAGCGCCGCTGATCTTCGTGCGCCCGCCGCTCGACGTCGTGCGCGACGCCTGGCCGGCGATCTCGAGGCTTCTCGAGCGCGCCTGCGAGCGCAGCGACGGATCCTACACGCCGGACGCGGTCGCGCGGCAGGTGGTGCAGGGTGAGGCGACTCTCTGGCTGGGTGTGACGGAGGCGGGCGAGCTGCGGTTCGCGGTGCTGACGACGATCTACGCAGAACCCTCCGGCCGGCGAGTGGCGGAGATCTCGCTCGCCGCCGGCGTCAACGTCTTCGCGCACCTCGACGCCATGTACGCCGAGGTCGAGCGGTGGGCGGTGGAGTACGGCGCCAGCGTCGTGCGGATCATTGGACGGCGCGGCTGGGGCCGCAGGCTGGGCGGGTTCCGCGACGTGGCGACGGTAATGGAAAAACCGATCGGGGGCGAGGCCTGATGGGCAAGAGCAAGAAGACGCAGACCGTCCAGCAGACGCAGCAGCAGAACACGCAGCGCGATCCCTGGGCGCCAGCGGCGGGCTACCTCAACGACGCGATGAAGGACGTTGCTGATCTGTACCGCAGCGGCGGGCCGCCGGTGTATCGCGGCCAGCGCGTCGTCAACTGGTCCGACCAGACGCGCCAGGCGATGGACAACATGGCGACCACGGCGCGCGCAGGGCCGTTCGGCGTGTCGCAGGCGCAGGGCGCGCTGTCGCGATCGATGTCGGGCGTCGTGCCGTACTCGGGCGAGATCTCGGCCTTCTCGCAAATGCGCTCTGATGGTCCTGGGCGCCGCGCGCTCGAGGGCGACATGAGTGCGCGAGGGCCGGGCATCGGCGCGTTGAAAGGGCTGTTCGGTCAGGACGCGTCGGGCGCGGGCATCGACGCGCTCGGCGGCCTTTACGGATCCCGTACGACCGGCGCCGGCGTGGACGCGCTGACGGACCTTTTCGGCCGGCGCTCGAGTGGCGCCGGCATTGATGCGCTACGGTCTTACGCGGACCCCGGCGCGCGCACCACGGGGCGCGGCGTCGACGCCATGGCGTCGTTCTTGGACGACGGGCCTAACCCCTACCTCGGCTCGCTCTACAGCCAGGGCGCGCGCGACATCACGGACAGCATCAACGGCCAGTTCACAGCGAGCGGGCGTTACGGATCCGGAGCACACACGGGGCAGCTCGCGCGAGGGCTCGGCGATTTCGCGACGAACCTTTACGGCCAGGCGTACGAGACCGACCGCAACCGCAAGCTGACGGCCGCCGGCGAGCTGCTTGGCCTCGACCAGGCGGACCGCTCGATGGGACTGTCGGCCGCCGGAACGCTCGCCGGCATCGACGTCGGCGACCTCGATCGCGATTTCGGCATCGGCAGCGCGCTGGCAGGCATCGACGAGGGCGATTTCGGCCGCAACATCGGTCTTGCGAGCACCATGGCCGGCATCGATGTCGGCAACCTCGACCGCCGCGTCGGCATCGGGAACACGCTTGCCGGCATCGACGTTGGAAACGCCGATCGGCGTTTCCAGCAGGCGAGCAGGCTCTCCGATCTCGAGCAGGCCGACATCGACCGCGCGCTGAGCGGCGCCATCACCAACGCTGGCTTGGGCATGGACCAGCAGCGGCTCGGCCTGCAGGGCGCCTCGATGCTGCCGGGGCTCTACGACTACGGCAACGCGGGCAACCGCGATTTGCTCGCGATCGGCAACATGCTCGAGGGCAAGGCCGGCGAGCAGCTCGGCGCCGACCGCGCCCTCTTCGACGAGACGACGACGCAGCCGTTCCGGAACACGGAATGGTTCAGCCAGCTGATGAGCGGCTTCGGTGGCCTTGGTGGGTCCGAGAGCTCCTACGGCACGTCCAACGACACAACGACGCAGACGTCGAGCTCCAGCCCGCTGATGCAGGCGCTTGGGGCGGCCTCGATGATCAGCGGCATGTTCGGCAACCCGTTCGCCGGGGCGATGTCGGGCGGGCTCTCGAGCCTGCTCGGCCGCGGCGCATCGGGCATGGCCGGCATCCAGTCCAGCCTCTCATCCATGCCGACGTCGCGCATGCTGTTTGGAGGGTAAGCAGATGGCTCTGCAGGATCGGCGCTATGGATACCCGTTCGGTCGGGCGACGACGCCGTCGGCGTTCGGGTATCGCCGCCGCACGCCGGGCGCGCTTGGCGCGCTGGCGGCCTTCCAGGAGGATCCGGAGGACACGCCGGCCGCGCTCGCGCCGAGCCTGCTGACGCCGCTGCGCCCGCAGGACATGGCCAACCCGTTCTCCAGGCCCATCAGCGGCGCGATGGCGGCGCTCGACCAGGCGACGGGCGCGCCTGCAATGCAGCCCGACATGGCGCAGACGGCTCCGAAGGGGGGCGTGTTCGGCGCGCTTCGCCGGGCAGCAGGCCGCGCCGGCGAGAACTTCCAGCGCGCGACGGGGGATCTGAGCTCGCAGGACTGGATCCGCATGGGCATGGGCCTGCTGGCGGCAGGCCAGGACAACGACTGGAGCCAGGCCGCCGAGGCGGTGGGCGGAACCTTCGACAACGTGCGCCAGCGCAAGCTCGACGACGAGCAGCTCGGCGTGTGGCGGGAGGACATCGAGAGCCGCCGCCGGGATCGCGCCCGCGCCGATACGATGGCGACGCAGCAGGATGAATCTCGCGCGAAAGTGCGGGCAGCAATCCAGGATCCGACCGAGCTCGCAATCTTCGATGCGTTCCCGGACGAGTGGGTGGCGCGCAACCGGCCGAAGGACCCTATGCTGACGCCTGACGGCGTCGCCTTTGACCCGCGCACGGGCAAGGAACTTTACAGGCTCCCGGACATCGTCACCGAGAGGGAGAAGCTGGAGAACGACCTCTTGCGCGCGCAGATCGCAGCGCAGAATCGATCCGGCGCGGAGCCGAGTGTGCCGAAGCAGTTCGGCGCCATGGATGCAAAGCAGGTCTACGACCTCAACACGTCAGCGCAGGCCATGCAGACGATTGGCCTGCCGCAGCTCTACACGCTGCGCGAAAACATCAAGCGGGCGATCGCCGCCGCTCAGGTGGGCGGCGCGATACCGGCGAACGGGCGCATCACTCTCGATCGCCTTTTCAACGGCTCCGGCGGCGATCGGGCCAACCTCGAGACGTGGAACGCGCGAATCCTTCAGCCGGCGATCGCGATGTTTGCGGGCACGGGTCCGTTGGCAAACAAGGAGCTCGAGCTCGCGCTCAACGCGATGTCCAATCCCAACATGACGGCGGACGCCTCGCTGTCGCTGATCGACGAGCGGATTCGCAACGCTGAGCGCCAGGTGAGGACGGCGCAGCTGGCGACGCGCTACCTGACTGACAATGGCGGCATCACGGGACGCGTGGACGCGCAGGGGCGTGACTTCGCGACCTTCCTGCAGCAGGAGCTCGGCGGCGGCCCTGATGGTCCGGCTACGCGTTCGGGTGGCCAGGCTGTCGCCACGACGGCGCCAGACCCAGGCGCAGGCGCGCCGAGGTCACAGCCCAAAGTCGGCGGCGACCGCATGACCAACCGCACGATCGGTGCACCTGCTAGAGGGATTTCGTCCGGCGCCATCGCAGCGTTGCGCGCCAATCCTCAACTGGCGATGGAATTCGACGCCAAGTACGGCACGCGCGCCAATCGCAACCCGTCGCGGCGGTATCTGCAGCGTACGCGCGCCGGCTGGGCCGAGTAGGAGCTCGCGATGGCGAACTATTTCGACCAGTTCGACGAGCCCGCTCAGGGCCCGCGCCGAGCGCCCCGCGGCGGCGGGAACTACTTCGACAAGTTCGACGACGAGAAGCCGACCGCGGCGCCGTCCCGGCGCATGAACGCGCTCGCGGCTGCCGGCTATGGCGCGCTCGATGCGGCGTCGTTCGGGTGGGCCGACGAGCTCGCCGGCCTGGTCAACGAGGACTGGAAGTACGGCCTGCGCGACCAGATGGGGCGTGCGCGCGACGAACAGGGCGGCGCCTACCTCGCTGGCCAGATCGGCGGCTCGATCGCGCTGCCGGGTGCGGCCCTCAAGGTGCTAGGCAAGGCGCCGGCCGCGGCCGCGCTCTTCCGCGGGACGGCCTCGCTGCCGATGCCGGCGCAGATGGCGATCGGCGGGGCCGTGGGCGGGGTTTCCGGCGCCATCGGCGGGGCTGGTCGCGCGGACAACACGGATCGCCTCAGCGGGGCAGCCTCGGGCGCTGCGGCGGGTACGGCGTTCGGCGCTGCGGCTCCGGTGCTCGGCGCAGCGGTGGGCAAGGTGCTCGGCTCCACACGCATGGGCCCGACGCAGGTCGCGAAGATGGCTGCCGCCGGTGACATTCCGGCGCAGGGCCCCAACCCGGTCGACATCAGTGCGCTTGACGACTTCATCCGGACGATGGAGCGCTCCGGCCGGCGCACGACGGACGACCTCACGACCTACCTCGACGAAGCCGCCGCAGACCCCAACCGCGGCCGCACGTGGATGGATGCGTTCGGCCAGGCCGGCGTCAAGCGCATGAAGGCGCTCTACAAGATGCCTGGCCAGACCGCGGACCAGGCCGCCGATCAGTTCGGTGCACGCGCGGCTGGCCAGCGCGGCCGCATCGAGAAGGCGCTCCTCGGGCGAGCGGGCATGTCGAGCCTCGACGCCGAGAAGGAGGTCGCGCGCCTCTATGACGAGGTGGGCGACGAGTTTTACCGCCCGGTGCTCAACCAGAACCTCAGCCCGCGCCAGATGCAGGCGTTCGAGGACCAGGTGATGCCGCTCACCCGCAACCATTGGTTCGGGAAGGCGCTCGAGAAGGGCGACGAGCTCCTCGCCAACGACATCCTGCTGGGCAAGCAGCCGGCGACCGCCGGCGCTAGCCTGGCGCACCGGCTGCACTACACGAAGCTGGCCTTCGACGCGAAAATTACGCAGCTCAAGCGCTCGAGCGATCTCAACGCCGCGGCGGGCACGGAGCTTCGCCAGCTGATTGAGATCAAGAACAAGTTCCTCAAGATCCTCGATCCCCACAACCCGCTGGATCCGCTGTCCTCGCCGGGTGGCGGGATCCTGCCGGGCTACTCGGTGGCCAGGCGGGAGTTCGGGGGCATCGTCGAGGCCGACGACGCGATCGAGAACGGCCGGGCGATCTTCCGGTCCGGGACGTTCCGGACGCCGGAGCACCTGCAGGAGTACGTGCAGAAGCTCTCTGGCTTCGAGAAGAAGTTCTTCCTCGCCGGCGTCGAAGACGAA